ACTGTGTCACTCTTTGAAGTGGCACTAGCTCTACTCTCTTCTTTCTTTTAACATGGGCACACCTATCACACAGGCAAATCAATCAGTCTTCGCCGTTCAACCTGCATCATGGAAAAACTTTGATCAACACGGTTGCACATGGGCAGAGAATATGGCAAACGCCTATTCACTCGCCAAGCTATGGGTGAAGGATGAACAGGAAGCAGCGATGATATGGTGCGTGCCACTTAAGGGAGTGGCATACAGATGGTTGAGATACTCAGGGAATAACCCTATAATATGAGTATAAATCACACAGGCATCTTATGTTCAACAAAGACCTCACTCCAATCTATGATGGAAGAGTCCTAGTCAACAAATCAGCAATGAAAGATCCTGTCGTTATCGCAGCACTTGAAGCAATGGCAGCGAGAAACTTTGAACCACTGCCCACACCAACTGGGGGCACCTGGAACATAAGCGACAGACACTAAATCACACAGGGGCAGTTAAATGCCCCTTTTTTATGCGTGAAGGGGTCGCCAAGCGATGTCAAAAACGGTCAAGTCCCTAACCTACAAAAGTATCCAGACGAGCGAGAAATAAATAGAATTACAAAATTGAAATTACAAAACCTTGAATTTCAAAAAAATTTCCCCAGGAAAAAATCATGGAAAAAGTTGAATGGAAAGATTGGGATGAAATCCTAGACAACTTTGATGACTTCTGTGACAACTTTGAAAACCGTGCCACTAAGGCTTATAATATAGGAGATCAAAATGAAGGACGAGTTATTGAAGCAACTGAACGATCAGGAGAAGACACTCCTGTGGCTGTCCGAGAGGTGCAGCACACTAGAACAGAGGATATCCCAGTTAGAGAATCCGTCGTTGATGTACAAGCGACCCAGTGCGAGTGATCAAGACTATGAGACTATCGCTCAAACACTTGACTACCTTCACAATAACATTGAGGGGTTAAAGGGAGACCTACTGAAAGTAGCGAAAGCAGTATGATAGACACTTCCCCTAGTTCTATCCGAGTATTCTTTATTATTGTATTATCAGTAGTATGGTTATACTTACTTGTAGAAACACTTGCAGTTAACTCTGTGGAAAACGAAAATAAGAGGAAAAAGAAATGACAGTAGGTTTAGACGGTTTAGAAGTAACAGGACCTTTCCTAGTAGGTGAGAATACTGTAGACACTCCATCTACAAATGCGAACTGCGTGTATTCTGCTGCAGCTCTTGGAGGGGTACCCATACCTACTACAGTTTTCTTTAACGAAGGTGCAGAGATGATTAAGGTAATCCCTCCTGGACATATATGTGCACCAGTACCTGCATCAAATCTTAATTTTCCACCCGTTCCATCTTGTGTACCAGCACGATCTATGCCAACTGCAGAAAATTGTGTTAACAAGACAGTTCGTATTAATGGCGTGTTTCCCTGTGTAGCTTCTACACCACCATTGGGAGGGGATCAAAGTCTTATCACAGCATATCCTACACCACGTAGAGCCTTGACAGGACCGTTTCAATGTCCTACAATAATAATCGGATCACAATTAGAATAATATGGCAAAAGTTAAATCATCTCTGAGTGGGCAGTCGTTCGTTGAGGCAATTCCCAAGAAAACTCGTCAGGGTACTGGGAAGCATACAAAGTATTCTGCGACTTCAGCGAATAAAGCGAGGAAGAGATATAGAGGACAAGGGAGGTCATGAAATTTCCTGAACGCCGAACGGGGGGTCACCGATGGATCTGAAAGAAAAGATTAAAACTGCAAAAGCACGTCAACAAGAATTACAACTTCTAATTGATGCATGGGAGGAAACCCTACCAAAAAAGAAGTTTGGTGAGAAGAATGATCATGTGGAACCTACCATAGATACTCCGATGGGTAAAATAAGTGAAACCCTAATGAGTGGATCGCTAGGCGATTATTATAAACAACCAAAAGAGGAACATAATGGCTCTAACTGAACAAGTTGAAAGTTCTCTTAAGAACGCACAAGAGGACTTACGTGAGGCACTTGCGTTTGCTGCACGTACTGAGAAATCATGGATCAATAAGCATATTGCTGATATGCTAGCTAAGATTGATAGTATAGTAGACGTAGAACAACTTATGACTGATGTTGAAACGTATATGGAGGATATAGAATGATAATCGTATACATCATCGTAGGTCTATTATTGTTTCTACTTGGTTGGGGTGTATGGTTAACATTCGGACCTGGCAAGACAGAATTAAGAGATCAAATTGATGAACATGCTAAGATGCATGAGTTAGGGATTGCTCATGGTCACAGTCCGAAAAAAGGATGATTGGTATAAATTAGCTTAATCCCATGTACCATTATGAACGGACGAGTGAATAAAGTAAATATGACTGCTTACGTTAATAAGATGAAAACAGGTCTTTATGATAAGCACTGGTACCCTGAGTGGGATGACCGCCAAAGAGGAGCAGCACAGAGGATTCTAACAAATGTGTTAGAAAGATTAGACGAATATTGGGAATGATATGACCGAAGAAAAGATTAGGGAGATTCTACCCCATTTATGTTACACTAAAGAGGAGGTTGATGTTCTTATTCGTGCTGCTGTAGATGAAGCACGAGCAATAGATGAAGCATCAATGGCAAAGCACAACCGAGAAGCAACTATCATTAGTATGATTCTTGGTTTTACTTGTTTAGCTCTCTTTCTAGACGGTCTATTACGTATTCTAGGTGTCATACCTCCTTTCATGCACCTTGATGTAAATGTTATTGATCAGATTACAGATAAAGTTGAGCAAGATTTACTTCCACTACTTCAAAAAGTACCCCGAATATGACTTTTTTAATTGCAATAATGTCATTTGCAAACTTTGTTTTCTACCCTTTGGTGGTAGGAACCATTATTGCAGTGATTATTGAGCAGATTTTTAGATCTGTAGGTAATGAAGATGACCCTGAAGCAGTAAAGAGGGTCTTTATTTCTATGGGTATTAGAAAATACCTATGGAGACAAGCTTGGTTATTCAATATTGTTTGGTTTATTGGATATTTTCTACTAATGTTTGTTTTTAAACCAGGACAAAACCAAATGCCCGAAATGATTTGGCAAGGATAACCTATGGGACAAATTAATACACACCATGTTAGGAAGTATCTTCCTATTTTTGATACTATTGTAGACGGTCATGAAGAAATCAACGTCTACTTGAAGGCAGTTTTAGAAGAGTATAAGGAGAAATACCCAGAAAGTAACGAAAGTAACGTCAAGGCATGGCATAGTCAGTGGAAAACCCATGAGATTATGTCTCCTCATCTTGATAATTTTGTAAAATCTGTCACAGATGCTGTTAATTTTGTTGCTCAAGGGTATTTCCCTAAGTGTAATGCTGAATGGGTATGCAGAAACATGTGGTTTGCTGATTATAAAGAGGGTGATTACACCGTTGCACATGATCATTGGCCATCAGCATTCGCAATTTCTTATTATGTTGAGCTAGACGAGAACCCTTCGTCTATAGTATTTGAACGCAAAGAGAAAAGAGATGAATTTACTGGTGCATTTGACCAAGAATTGTGTTTAAAACCACAAGTTGGTCAACTTTTGATCTGGCCATCTAATTTAATGCATGAAGTTCCTCCTGTAAAAGGGAGACGACTCGTTATTTCTGCAAACTTTGACCTATTAAGACATGCTTGATTATAAAACTGCTGGTGTTGACATAGATGCTGGTAATAATTTTGTTAATGACATTAAAGAAATCGTAAAATCTACTCATAGGCCAGAGGTCTTGGGTGGATTTGGTGGTTTTAATGGTATGATGAAAATACCAGAGGGATATAATAATCCTGTTTTGGTATCTGGTACTGATGGCGTAGGTAACAAAGGGTATCTTACAACATTACAATCAACTGGTAATCTAGATGTTATGAAAGATGTAGGACAAGATCTAGTTGCTATGTGTGTCAATGACGTTATCACATGCGGTGCAGAACCTCTGTACTTCTTGGACTATATCAAATGTAATACACTTAGACCAGAACTCCTCAAACCCCTTGTAGAGGGCATAGGTGATGCATGTAAAGAATCAGGTTGTACACTACTTGGAGGAGAAACAGCAGAACATGGTGAACGTCCTGGAGATCCAGGTCATTTAGAGCTTGCTGGTTTCTGTACTGGTGTTGTAGAGGAAAAAGATATTATAGATGGTAGAGATATAAAGAAGGGAGATAAGATTATTGGTCTTTCAAGCAGTGGTTTACACTGTAATGGGTTTAGTCTGGTTAGGTATCTTACATTCCGTCATAAATTGTTTATAAGTGAACATCCTGAAATACTTGCCCCTACTAGAATCTATGCTAAGATAGTAAAAACTTTAATAGATAACATACCTGTTCTTGGTATGGCAAACATTACAGGGGGTGGACTTGTGGAAAACCTTCCCAGATGCCTCCCAGAGGGTCTCAGAGCAGAGATAGACTATACAGCATGGAAACGTCCTGAAATCTTTAATGTTATCCAGAACGCTGGAGAGATAGAAGAAGAGGAGATGAAGAGAGTTTTTAATTTAGGTATAGGTTATTGCTTAGTTGTTCCACCTGACGTAGTTGAAGAAAGTTTCTATGTCCTTAGAGCTTACGATTCTTTAGTAGAGTCATATGATTCATTTGTTATAGGAGAAATACAATGATTATAAAAGGAAAAGTTAAAACAGTATTTTCAACTGATAAGGAAGATGAGGTTATCATCCAGTATGAAGATAAAGTTACTGCAGGTAATGGCAAGAAAGAATTAGATATAGAAGGTAAAGGTGAGGTCTGTTGTCAGATCTCTACTGTCATGTTTAAGATGTTAGAGAAGAGAGCAGTAAAGACACACTACATTAACATGCCTACTCATAAGGCAATGACTTGTAAGAAGGTAGATATCATTCCTATTGAAGTGGTAGTTAGAAATATTGCTACTGGTTCTCTTGTTAGAGATACCTTTGGTATTGAGGAAGGTACTAGATTTGAGCATCCTGTGGTAGAATACTACCTTAAGAGTGATGAGAAGGATGACCCTCTTCTAACATACCGTAGAATTAACCTAATGGGTTATGGTAAAGAGCTTAAAGAGTTTGAATACCGTGCTCAATGGATTAATAAGGAATTGAAAAAGATATTCCATGAATGTGGTCTAGACCTTGTAGATTTTAAATTGGAGTTTGGATACGATGCTGACGGCAATTTACTCTTGGCTGATGAACTATCACCTGACGGAATGCGACTCTGGAATCAGGGTACCAAAGAGAATTATGATAAGGACATTTTTAGAAAAGGTGGTGATGGCGAAGAAATGTTAGAAAAGTATAGAGAAATTCTTGGTAGTCTCCTTAACATTCATTCTCGTGATGATGATGCTGAGAATGAGAGAACTGTAAAGCCAGAATATGAATTACCACCTAGAGGACCAATTTAATGTATCAAGCACTTCCCCCAGAACTACATGTAAAGGATAGTCCTATTGCAGGACAAGGACTATTTGCTAAGGAAGATATAGATGCCATGATGTATCTTGGTATCTCACATGTTGTGGTGGATGATGATATTATGAGAACTCCGTTAGGAGGATTTGTAAACCATAGTGAAGATCCAAATTGTGTTAAATGGTATGAAGAAGAGGATTGGGGAAAGATCTATCACATGAAAACAATTAGGTCTATTAAGAAGGGAGAAGAGTTATTTTTGAAGTATACTTTCTATAGTGTAGATAAATAGAAACAGCCTATGCTGTGTCTAAATGCCAACCTTCCAGACGTTTAAAGATTTAAGCGTCACATTTAAGAAGCACCCTGTCACTGATGATCTTGTCACAGTGAAAGATAAAGCTGCGATTGTACAATCAATCACAGGATTACTTCTTACTAGGAAGGGTGAAAGACCATTTCAACCAAACTTAGGATCTGGTATACAGAGTCTTTTGTTTGAACCACTTGATTATGGATCTGCTAGTATTCTTAAATCTAAGGTTGGAAATGTTTTAAATCAATATGAACCACGTATTGTAGTTGATTCTATTCGTTGCGAACCAGATTTTGATAACAATGGATATGAAGTAGAATTATCTTACACGATTATCGGTAGAGAAGACGCACCCATAGCAGTAGAATTCTTCTTAGAGCGTACACGATAATGCCGTATACACAGGTAGCCAATTTAGACTTTGAGGATATCAAAGTTGCCCTTAAAGAATACCTAAGGGCACAGTCAGATTTTACTGATTATGATTTTGAAGGATCAGCATTAGCGACTCTGGTAGATACACTCGCCTATAATACGTATTACACGGCGTTTAATACTAATATGGTAGTCAATGAACTATTCATTGATTCTGCCACTCTTAGAGACAATGTAGTAGCAATAGCAAAGCAGTTAGGATATAGACCAAAATCTGCTACTTCTCCTACAGCATATGTTTCATTTACAGTAAATTATACAAACCCAACAAGTGATACAGAGTTGTTACTTAAGAAGGGTACAGGTTTTATAACAAATTATGATAACAACATCTATCAATATGTTGTATTAGACGATTTCAAAGCACAAGTAGCAAATGATACAGCAATATTCACAAATGTACCAGTAAAAGAAGGAACATCACTTACTAATACATTTACTATT